TCATTAATGTAATCAGTAATTTGCTCGATGTAGTCAAAATTATTATTGAAAATAAAAAAGCCATCCCAATCAATTTCTCCAGTTTCTTGGTCCACAACTTCTTCACACTGGAAACCCATAAGACGGGCGTGTTCAAAACTCCACTTTTGTTCTGTAATAATAAAAACTGGTAGAATTTCTTTTTTCTGTGCATCCACAGCAGTTTTAATCAAAGCAGTAGTTTTTCCGGTATCGGAGTGACCCAAGAACATGTTAATGTGCCCGATAGCTGGGCCTGGGAGACCAACAGCATCCAGGAACTCAGGACCACAATCAAAGAACCTCTGGGGTTTATACTTTGCTGAGGTGGAGTATTTCTTCTTAAATGAAGAAAAATCAGTTGCTTTCTTTATTGCCATAGTATTTCCAAAATTCATTAAGGGTTTGCAATTTGTCACTTGCGTTTGCTAGCTTCTCAACAAAATTATCCATCTCTTCAAGCATTTGTGGGTGTTCTCCAATACCTGCAGCATTTTCAAGATAAATCATAAGAGTCGCTTCAGCCTCTACAATCTGCGCTTCATACTTGAGCTTTAAGCTCTCATACATTTTTTGTTTGGTTTCTTTTGTCATAGTCATAAGAATTAAAAGGGTGGGGTTTCCCCCACCCAACTAACTTAAATTAAAATGGTAGGTCCTCGTCTGGGTCCGAGTCTACTTGTGGGTCTTTGTAACTGACAGAATTGTTAGAACCACCAAAGGATTCAAGCGATTCTTCGTTGTTACCATAAACATAACCACCCTTTTCGCTATCCCAACGTGGAACTTCCCCACGTGCAATTGCTTCAAGATACTCAACTGGTTTCTTTGAGTATACATCTTGCCAGGTCAACTCATCATTCACCCAAGAATCCATTGTTGCTTTGTCTTCATGGATTGGAGCTGGGTCATCATACATGATAGTCGATACTGTTGTGTAAACAGCTCCCTTAGGGGTCTTTTGCTTGCTTAGCTCGATGATAAGGTCACGACCTTTCTCTGGGTCCGTGATGTCACCTTTGTTGCGCCAGATAGGAATAATCTTATCAAGAATTCCTTCGTTCTTATAGTTGTGTTTGAAACGCCAGAATTTAACTCCGTCCGCTTCATTGTCACGGTCTACAACTTTTACGATGTAGAATTTGCGAGATTTGTATTGCTTGGCAAGTTCTTTATCCGACTCCTTCCCAGTTGACATAAGCTCTTCGTAAACTTCGTTCAAAGGAGAGCGTTCATTGTCATTTTTGGCGGGGTCGTAGAACTTTTGCCATTTACCACCTACTTGGATTTCATGGTACCACGCTTCTTTGAAGGGTGAGCTACCATCTTGGGTGGGGAGAATACGAACTCGGCGTGTTCCCGAATTCGATTTGTCGTCAAGAATAAGAGCGAAGTATTTCTTCATACGCTCGTCTTGAGACATTTTACCAAAATTGGCACTGCCAGATTGTTGGTTTTTTTCGTACTGTGCTAGTACTGCGTCTAATGAACTCATAATAAATTAATTTAAGTTAGTGTTTAAAAGATAGAAAATAGATTTCAAGTTGTCAAATAATAAAAAAGGTTGTGTTGCCACAACCTCAATTATAGTATAAAAATTAGAATAATCAAAATTTAAATGGTAATTGATTCTTGTCACTTGGTTGGAAAGTTTTCTTAATCTCAGCTGGACTAATGTCCTCAATTTCATCCGATGTCAAAATGTATTCGTGTTTTCCTGATTTTTCCCAATCGTCTTTCTTGTCGTCAAAAAAATCAGATAGTTTCTTGTTGAAAGGTCCTGAGTCGATTGTTCTTAATGCTAATTTTTCTTCTGGTGATTTTGGTCTAAATTTCTCAATAGCAAATTCAATATCATTCAATTTGTTGACTAAGTTGTCCATTTCAGAAAGTTTCGATTCTAAGTTTTGTATGTAGCTAAATAGATTTTCAAAATACTCTTCTTGCTTGCTTTCAATTTTCTTTTGTGAATTAACAAGTTCTGTAATATCAAGTTCCTGAGTTCCACCTTCAGATGCTTCTGGGGTGTCAGTAATTTTTTCTACCTCAGTGTCAGTTGACAAATCAATTTTCTGTGGAGCTGCCGGTGCTGCTGGTGCAGCAGGTGTTTCGGCTCCTGGAGCACCTAACTCTGGTTCTGGTAAACCTGGAACCAAAGGAGCCTCTTGTTCTTTGATATAGTTGTTGATTTTATGATGTCTTTCAATCTCCTTTAATATTTTCCTATCGATACTCATTGGATTAACCGTTTAAAAGTTGTTTAATTCCGTTTGGTGTTTCAACGCGAACTCTTCTGTTGAGAGTTACATCATGTCCGGCTCTTTCGATAAGACCATCTCTTTCACGGATGGTGTAGCAATCTCCGGTATCTAAGTCACAAACCTGCTTAGTTCCGTCTCCATTATCTCTTTCAGAAACTCTAGTTTGTTTCCCGAGATATTGATTTAATAATGAATGAGTATTCATATGTGTTTTTTATTAATAAATATACCCAAACTACTATTAGGTGCAAGTTGGGGTTACCGTGTTTATCAGGTTTAGGTTATTGGGTTGGGGTGTTGGTGTCACTTGTGGAGTGAAAATTGGAATTGTTGTTGTCAAACCAAGTTGTTTTGCAAGTATGACTGCTTGAGTTAAATTAGCTATCAAGGTCTTATTCGTTGTTTGCGAAGTTCCTCTTGGGTATGGCCAATTCTGCAGATAGTAAGTTTCAATACTTTTCTGGCGGATTTCTCCAATGCTATTGGTTACTCGGTCTCTAACAAAATTGATGTAAGCCAGTGCACTATCGAATACCGCAAACGGCATCGACACGTTTGTTGTGTTTTCAGTTCTGAAGGTTCTACAGACGTAAGTTCTTTGGAAGTATAAGTCGGCAGTCGCTCCGTAATCGTAGTTCAACGTGACTTTTCCATAGTTGTTATTGGCAGAATCAAACCTGTTATCAACCCCAGAAGATGCATATGATAAAACAAATATGATGAATTTGATATCCTCAACATCTGTTGATTGGTTCAAAAGCGAAACAAAACCAGCAGTGTTAATTGAAGTTGTAACTCCAGCTACCGACTCATAACCCAAGGTATTCAAGTATGGTTCTTCCAGAACTTTAGACATACAGGAGTTTTGAGTAGCACCACTTGTTCTTGTATCGGTAGAAAGATTTGCGTTATTTCCTTGAGTAGTTGTCGTTGTTGTACCTTTGGAAATATCTCTTGCTTGTTTACTAGCCGCCAACAATTTCGTCACAATATTTTTGTTGATTGACTGAAGATAGCCCTCAAGTAGTGGCAAAGTGAAAACACTTTGTCTTATACCATTGAACTTAGTCTGGAATGTTCCAGGTGCAATTGTATGATTTACATCTGTAATCATATAAGACCCATTAAACAAAGGAACATGTCTGAGGTTGAAATACATCGTTGGCTGAATAAGAGCATTACCGAAAGAAATTACCTCACACTGATAACTCATGTTTTTGTAAATGTTATACAAAGATACGTTTTGAGTTGAAGTAGTTCTACCGGCAGCACTTGCGGACATCAAGTTAATTTGCTGAACAGATTCAGAAGTTGCTTTACCACCGTCTTGACTAATGCTAAATGAGTAGAATACGTTTTGGTTTCTAGTACCAATATCTACGTTGAAACCTACAACTCTGTTTGAGACCGACCAGTCTTGTTTTTCTCTTTGGTCTTCAATAAGTGGATTGAGTTCAGCTTCCCTCAAATCAAAAGCATCACTTCTAAACAAGTAATTTTTTGTTTCACCTCTCAAATCAACGTAGGTTGAAGGTCTTTCTGTGTAGAAACAAACCAATTTAGGTCCAGAGTTTCGATAGTCCACATTGAGGAATGTACCCCACATGCTGTTCGCAAAATCTCTACCTGGTTCAATGTTTGGTTGCGCAGAAGCACTAACATCCTGGACGTTATAGAAATTCACATAAGCTGGCATAGGCATTACCGAGAAATGGTTTTCAGTGAGAATACCACTTATGAACAAGAAAACACTCATGT